TGATCTTCGAGGTGGACGAGGATGAGGTGCGCGCGGTGATGCGGTCCGGCTTCGGATCGATGGCATGAACGGCGACCTGATGCAGGATGCGATCACCGAGGTCAGCGTGACCGGCGCGGTCACGACGGACGGGCGGCTGCGGTTCCGCAGTCCGCTTGAAGTCGAGGCGTGGGCGCATGATCACCTGCTGGCACGACTGGCGTGGGAATACCTGCTTGACGGCAACCACAACGGCGTACCACGGGACACGGATGAGGCGCTCGAACGCGTGGACAACTCGATTGCGGCAGCGGTGAGGCGCACGATGCTTGGGCGGATGTCGGACGGGTTGTACCTCACATGGGCGGTGTACGGGCTGGACGACAAGCGTCAGGTCGAGTTCCTCGACCGCGCGTGGCAGGAGTTGTTGACCTTGGTTGCACGGGGGGATGGGTGATGCCGGACTTCGAGAGCGTTAGCAGTGAGGTCCGCCCGCGTGCAAGATACTCGTGGTTTTGGGCCACCAGGTTCGTCGGCGCGACGATTCCCATTGTCATCGTCGATATCCTCGACGACATCGCACGGGACACCGGCCTGTCACGTTCCGCGGTCATCACCGACGTACTCCGGGCACACCCCGAGATTGCGGCTGCATTGACGGCACACTATGGCACGTCGGCGCACCCTACGTTTCGCAAGGTCGAAGGGTGATGCCGGACTTGGATGGCGCGGACGTGACGCCCGTCTGGCGCGGGTACGGGGACGATCAGCGGATCTCCGGCGAAACGATGCGGCAGATCCGCCTGTTGCAAGGGTTCAGTCGCGATGCCGTCGCACGCGCCACCGGATTGTCGTATGCCACGATTGTCCGCGCCGAACGTGGTCGTGACGGGGCGGACGGCAAACGCCAGGCAAAAATGCGAAAGGAGACGGTCGAACGGATCGCACACGCGCTTGGGGTCGAACCGGCGCTGTTGATCAGACGGATTGGAAAGGGGATTGGACGTGGGCGGAATCATACCGATCAGGGGCAAACCGTACGCAACGGTGGCACACCGCGCGGAACAGGCGCACGGTCAGGACATCCGGCCGATGGGGATCGCGTCGACGGTGACGCGGTTCAGTAGCCTCGGCGAGTTCCACATCGTCGTGGTGACGGTGCAATTCACGGACGGGCGCGTGTTCGAGGGATCATCGGAGATCACTCGCGGGTCCGGTGGCGGTGCGCAGGCATCCTCGCCGGTGGAAACCGCCGAAACATCCGCGTACGGCCGGGCGCTGGCGATGGCTGGCTGGTTCGGGTCCGGCGACGGGCTGGCGGGATATGAGGAGGTGAGGAACGCCGAGGCGCGCACGACGGTGCGTCCGGCGCAATTACGGGCGGTGACGGTTCCGAATGGCGCGACGACGGTCGCAATTGACAGCGAGTTTTGAGGAGACCATGATGGCAATTGAACGACCACGACGGACGAGCCTGCCTGCGTTCCAACGCGTGGCTGGTGGCGGCGAGAAGGTGGATTTCGAGATCACTTACCTGTGCGGACACACCGGCATCATCCAGGTGTTCGCCGGTTCCAACCCGGACAACAGCCGGTGGGTGCAGGCGCAGCGCGACCGCGACTGCCGGGATTGTTACACCGCAAAGATGGTGGAGTCGGATCAGGCATCGGTTGATGCCGGGAAGCGCGTCGCGCTCGATGGTGGGCCGAAGCAAGTGCCGTGGGCGCAGTCCGTCCGGCAATCCCGCGCATCCGAGATGCGGACGTGGCTGGAAAGCGTCACCGCGGTCGGTGCCGGTGCCGTCAAGGCAGGGCGGTTGACGCAAGCGGAGTTCGAGGCAGCCATTGCCGATGTCCGCGCCGGGTTCGGCGATCTGATGATGGGCGTGGAGTTCTCGGATGACGATTACGATCATTCGGGTTATGCCAAGTGGTGGATTGACACGCGGAAAGATCCGCTCGAGGACATCATCGCGAGGCTGTTGCCGGACCGTGACGTGCTCGGGACCGGCGTGTTCACGCGCTTGAGTGCGGACGGCTGGACACCGGCACAGGATGCGACGCTCTTGACCCGCGAGGTCGAATTTGCCGACGAACCCGTGTTGCGCACCGCGACACCGTTGCCTGGCACCGCACCGCTACCGTTCAATCCGCACGCACCGCGTGGCAACCGACCCGTAAAAGGCATAAAAGCCGGTCCGGAGAGGCTTTCCGAAAGCGCGTACGCGCGCGAGGTCGCCGACGGGCTTGCGGAGTTGGATCTGGACGACGATCCGTTCTGAACCGGGGCATGATCGGACATGGCAGGGCGGGTCGGTGCGAACCGACCCGCTCTGTCGTACATGGGAGGGGACATGGCAACAATGACGCGGTACCCAACCGCCGAGGGTGTGGCACGCAGCCTTGGTGGGCGACGGGTGGCGAAAGGCTGGATGGCAAGGTGTCCGGCGCATGAGGATCGTCAGGCTTCCCTGTCAATCGGTGAGGCAAAGGACGGATCACGCGTCTTGTGGAAGTGTCACGCGGGTTGTACGCAGGATGAGGTCCAACGGGCGCTTGTGGCTTGCGGATCTTGGCCGGAGAACGTGGCGACAATGGAGATCGTGACGCAGGCGCGCCCGGCGGTCAAGCCAATTACGAACCGCAAGGCGGTGGCGACGTATCAGTACCGCGACGCGGATGGCACGGTGGTACACGAAACGCTGCGGTACGAACCGAAGGACTTCCGTCAACGCGCGGTGCTGCCGGACGGGTCGCATGAATGGTCGCTCGCCAAGGTGTGGACGGTCCTGTACCGGTTGCCGGAACTCCTGGCATCGGACGGTCCGGTGTGGATCGTCGAGGGTGAGAAGGATGCGGACGCGCTCGCGTTGTCAGGTGCAACCGTGACGACGGTGCCGATGGGTGCCGGGAAGTGGAAGACGCATTACGGGGACTGGCTGCGGGGTCGCGAGGTTCGCATCGTGCCGGACAACGACGATGCAGGGCGTTCGGGCGCGCGCACGATTGCCAAGGCACTGGCCGGTATCGCCACGTCCGTCGTCGTCGTGACGTTGCCGGTCGATGGCAAGGGTGCGGATGTCAGCGACTATTTCGCGGGCGGTGCGACCCTGGCGGACCTTGAGGCGCTCGTGGCGGATGCGTCGGCAACCGAGGCCATTGCGGTGATTGATGATGTGCCGGATGCGACCGCGATTGACCATCAGCCTCTGACCGATCTTGGCAATGCCGAGCGCCTGATCGCACGTCACGGGCTGAACCTGCGCTATGTCCACGCGTGGAAGTCGTGGCTGCTGTGGGACGGGATGCGATGGCAGCGGGATGCGACGGGCGGCGTGATGAGGCTGGCTGCGGAGACGATCCGCGAACTGACCAACGTGGCATCCGCCGAACGCTCACCGGACATGCCATCCGCACGACGGACCGCGCTTGTCAAGCACGCGGAACGATCAGAGAGCCGCCAACGGCTGGAGGCATGCCTGGCGCTGGCGCAGAACCTGCCGGGCGTCGGCATCTTGCCTGACGCACTCGACCGGGACTGGTGGGCGCTCAATGTGGCGACGGGCACGGTGGACCTGCGTTCGTGCACGCTCGCACCACACCGGCGCGAGGACTACATCACGCGCATCGTGGCGTACAAGGGGAAGCCTCTCGCGTGGCTGCCGGGCGTTCGTCCACCGATCACGCGTTTCTACGCGTTTCTTGCGCGGGTACAACCGGACCCTGCGACGCGTGTGTTTCTGCAACGTGCACTTGGGTATTCGATTACCGGCAGCACCCGTGAGCGTCGGCTATTTGTCTCGCATGGTGCGGGCCGCAATGGCAAGACCACGCTGCTTGAATTGATACGGGACATCATCGGCGAGGGGTACTCACAGGTCTTGCCATCGGACATCCTCATGGCAAGGAAGCACGCGTCCGGCGCGGGCGGCGCATCGCCGGACATCGCGTCGTTGCACGGGGCGCGGTTCGTCCTGTGCTGCGAAACCGATCAAGGTGGGCGTCTCAATGAGGGTCGGGTCAAGTGGGTCACGGGTGATGACACCGTTCAGGCGCGTCGGCTGTACGAGGCACCGTTCACGTTCACGCCGTCGCACACGATCTGGTTGACGACCAATCACCGCCCAACGGTTCGCGACGGTGGCGAGGCGCTGTGGGACCGCCTGATCCTGATCCCGTTCGACGTGCGCATTCCGGACGACGAGCAGGACAAGACGCTTCCCGACACGTTACGCGCGGAGGCCGAGGGCATCCTTGCGTGGTTGATCGAGGGCGCGCACGGATGGCATCGTGACGGACTGAACCCGCCCGGTAATGTGCTTGCGGCAACCGACTCGTACCGCGTCGATAACGACTGGTTCGCCGAGTTCATCGACAGCGCATGCGAGGTGCGTGACGGACTGCAAGTGCCAAGCGCCGATCTGCATCGAGCATATGCAGCGTGGGCGGCTGCATCATCCGAACGGCCGTTGACGCCAACCGCGCTCGGCATCCTGCTTCGTGAACGTGGGTTCATCGCAGCCAAGGCGACGGGCGGGAAACGCGTGTGGACGGGCATCCGCCTGGCGCGTGACGTCATGGATCTCGACGGATGATCAACGCGCCACTAGCCGGAACGCTAACAGGTTACGGTGGCGCGTTTTGGCAAAAATCGGGCGAAAACGAGCAAAGTTCCAACTTTTTTTTCTTCACGAAGGGGGTTTTACGAAAACGGGGTAAAAACGTGCCACTTTTTGAAAACGTGCCACTAGAAGGAAAATACATGGACATCGACCAGGTGGACGATCTAGTGCGTCAATACCGGCAGATCGTGGCATTGTCCGGTGTCGAGCGGGATGCGCTCGTGACCAGTCATGGCACTGGCATCGGCGCGCAAACGGGCACGCCTGTGCAATGGTGGATCATTCGTAAAACCAATAATGATGCGCCACGTGGCAAACCACGGCGCACCAGCCACACATGGTGGGCACTGTCACAGTGTCTTGAGACCGGGGCGTTCGAGGATGCCGTGGCAACCGATGTCGATCAGGCGCGGGCAAGGCTTGCAACACTCGTCAGGTCGCCTGTCGCCAGTGCCGATTGAACCGCAACCGCTCGACGTCACGTCCGTTTGAAAGGGTGGGACCAATGACAGGGGAGGTACCATGACCGGGTATTGGATCGCAGTCGGGTTGGAATTGGCGATGGTCGGTTTGCTTCTCGCAGTCGCGTTGTGGACGCTGTTCGACGCGGACCGGCTGCGGGCATTGTGGCAGACGGAACGGGAGCGACGGGTGACGGGATCACGCGAGTGCACCTGCGGGGCGTACCGCCGGTGCTGACGGGCGACGTACGGGCAACGTTCGACACGCTGCCTGCCGATCTCCAAGGTGGAGTCTTCACATGCCATTGATCGACGGTTTCGGCATGCCAGCGCGTTTGGTGGTGTGGATCAGGGCGCAACCGTCCGGCGTGACGTTGCAGGTCGAAACGGACAAGGTGCTTGAGGAACTCCGGGGCATCCATCCTCCACGCGCTGACCTTGGAACGCCGGCGGAACTGTGGGATGCCATCCGCCAGGCCGACGCCGAGGATGAAGAACTTGGCAACGCGAACCGTTGGCGGTCCTTCGTGCTTGTCGCGTGGGCGTTCGAGGATGGCGACAGCGTCACGTCCGGCGTGCCACGCACGATCCGGTTCGTGTGCCCGCGATCAACGTGGGAAGTTGCAATGTGAGGTACGTGCACCGCACCGCGCTGGCGATTGACGTGTGGGAAGCAGTTGCCAAACTGTGCGCACGCACGCCGACCGAGGAGGAGCAGGTCGCAGCCTGCGCCTACATCGACCTCCTCGTGTCACATCAGGCAATGCCGGACCTGTCGAGGATCGGCGAGGACGAAGTCCAGGTGCTTGCCAGCGTGGTCGTCCGGCGCACGATGCCGGACGCGCTGGCACGCGCATGATCACGCTCGTCCTGCCGTACCCACCGACCGTGAATCACATGTACCGCCGGGCGCGAGGCCACCTTGCGCTGACGCCGGAGGCGCTGGCATTCCGTCACGCGGTCCGACTGATCGCGATCGCGCAAGGCGTGACACCGGTCACCGGACCCGTGGCGGTGTTCGTTGACGTGTACCGTCCGCGCAAACGGGGCGATCTCGACAACCTGATCAAGGCAACGCTCGACGCACTCAACGGTGTCGCGTACCGGGACGATGATCAGGTCACGCAGATCCACGCGGAGCGGTACGACGACAAGCGGGCGCCACGCGTCGAGGTCGTGGTGATATCGTTGACGTGATCGTCTGCGCTTTTGCGATGATCCATGCGAGGCATGATGGCTGAACAGCGCTACACCATGACGCAGATCGCGGATGCCTTGCGCGCTTATGGCGGTTTTATCAGCGACACCGCGAGACACCTCGGGTGTTACCCGATGACGGTGCGCCGGTACATCACGCGATACCCGGCACTCCAGCAGATCATCGACGATGAACGGGAGCGCATCCTTGACGTGGCCGAACGCGCCAACGCAAAATTGATCGAGGATGGACATCCCGAGCAAGTGCGGTGGTTCCTAGGGAAGATGGGCCGGAAACGTGGCTACACCGACAAGACCGAGGTCGAACTAAGCGGACCCGGTGGAGGGCCAATACGCTTTGACGTTGACCGCTTCCTCGACGCTCTCGCCGTTGCAGAGGCTGGCACGGTTGCCACGCCACCTGCAACGCCAGGTGCTGCAACAGACGACCCGGACTGACGCGGACCTTGAGGCAGCGCGTCGCGAGTGGCGCATCGTCGGACGTCCGAACCAGCATGCGCCCGTCACCGATTGGCGGACGTGGTTGGTAATCGCGGGTCGCGGCTTCGGCAAGACACGCACGGGCGCGGAATGGGTCCGCATGC